CCTAGCCGGAGCGCCCTTGGCTCCGGCTCTTTTTGGAGCTGCGAGGATGGCTATAGCGAAAGTCGCGCGAGCATTACTCAAGAAAAAAGCAGCTAAAAAAGCGGCGAAGAAACGCCCAGGCGGCACGCGTCTAAAAGCATCGCTGCGCCGCGCGCCGGTCCGCTGGCGAATCCCACCGAGTCGACGCCGCGCTTACGAACAGATTTTCGAGGATCAATTCGGACCCAAACCCAGCGGCGTGCCGTCATGGTCGACCCTGGCCGAGCGCTATCCGGAACGCTTCCGCGACTACGTGGCAGACGCGGAAGGTGACGACGAATGAGCGCTAATGTATATTCCCGCGTCATTGTCAAGCGTCGGCGCAAGCTGCGGAATCGCAAATGCATTTGTCACTGTCCTGGCTGGTGGTTCCCGCATCGCGTCGGCTCGCGCGCTCGCAGTCCTGATTACGGCTGCCAATTCACCGCGCGTCGATGGTAACGAAACAGAAAGCAAAGAAAGCGCGACCGCGCGCGATTGACAAAGGGCAAGCCGTCGCGCCCTGGCCGTTTCGACCGTATCAGCAAGACACTATCGACGCGTTCGACGCTGGCAAGCGCCGGCAAATGCTTATCTGGCATCGACGCGCCGGCAAAGACGTTTTCGGCTTGTCACTCGCGCGCCGCGAGACTCAGTTACACGTCGGCGGCTACTGGCACTTTTTCCCGAAGCATGTACAAGCGCGCCGCGCGATTTGGAACGGCGTCGACCCAAAGCTAGGCCGCAATTTTGTCGATGCTGCTTTCGGCGACATCCTGTCACACCGGAACAATACCGAAATGTTCCTAGAGCTAAACAGCGGCTCAACGTGGCAGCTCCTGGGCAGCGACAATTACGACCGGCTCGTTGGCGGCAACGCGCGTGGCGTCATCTTTTCAGAGTGGGCGCTATGCGATCCGCGAGCCTGGGACTACATCCGGCCAATCATCCTAGAAAATAAAGGCTGGGCGCTATTCATAACCACGTATCGCGGACGCAATCACGCGTGGCAGATGACCCAGGCGTTGCGCAACAATCCAGAGTGGCGCATCGACGTCCGCACTGTCGAGCAGACGCGCGACGTCAACGGCGAGCGCATCATCACCGACGAGGACATAGAGAAAGAGCGTGCCGAGGGTACAAGCGAAGCAATCATCCAGCAGGAGTATTACTGCAACCCAGCTGCCGCCGTCCCTGGCGCGGTCTACGGCTCTCAGGCGCAGCGTCTGCGCGAGACTCCTGGGCGGATGTCGGCGCGCTGGTATCCGATTAATCAAGTCGTGGCGTGCTGGGATTTTTCGCAGCTGCCGACATCGGCCGCCGTCGTCTATGCGCAGCAGACGCAATACGGCTTGCGCGTCCTGGCCGGCGAGCTGCTAATTGCCATGACGCTGCCAGAATGCATCGCGAGCACTCGCAATCGACCGTGGAAAGTCGCCGAGCATGTCATAGCGGAAGAAAGCGAGCCGTTAGTCAACGTGCTGTCGGAGCTGCGCGTCTATCCGGACATCATCCGCACGCGCAAGCCTGGACACGTCGAAACAGTCACGCAAGCGGCAATCGAAATGATGGACTGCAACGGCGCGGAGTGCGGCGATTTGCTCGACAGCTTGTCAGGCTATACGCGGCACGACATGACCGACGACGAGCAGCGCCCTATGTTTTCCGATGAATACGACGCGACTTGGCATGTTCAGCTCGCGCGCGCATTCGAGCTGGCCGCGCTCTATGAATACGACGGCGGATTAGCCGGCGGATGGAGTCGGCCGCAGCGATACATTAACGCAGATAGGAGAGCAGTCTAATGGCACGTTCCGAAAGCGACGAGCGCGAGTTAGCCGCGAAACTTGGCCGCTTGCTGCAACAGTGCAACGGCTGGGACGGCGACAAAGTCTCAAAGGATCGCGAAAGCGCGCTCGATTACTATTTCCAGCGACCGCGCGGCGACGAGATAACCGGCGCTAGTCGAGTCGTCAGCGGCGACCTGTCCGCAATGGTCGAGGCAAATCTAGCGCAGATGATGGACGCGTTTAGCGGCGACGCAATCGCAGAGTTTCACGCGACCGACCAAGCCGACGAAGAACAAGCCGCGCTGGAAAGCTGCGCCGTGCAGTATTTCGTCATGTACAACAACAATGGGTTTATGCAGTTTCTTACCGCGATCAAAGACGCGCTGCTGCTGCGAAATGCCATTATCAAAGTTTGGGTCGACGTGCGACGCCGCGTTAAGCGGCGCACGTTTATGGGAGTCACCGACGAAGCGTTGCCGCAGTTTATGGAGCCGCAGGGCGGCGGCTTGCGCATTGAGCTGGGCGCGTATGATCCGGAAAAGCAGACGCTGCAAACCAAGTTAGTGCAGGAGTCGCGCCGCTTCCGCGCCGAAGCCGTGCCGCTGGAAAATTTCCTGTATCTCGACGGCTGGGACACCAACGACTTGCAGGACATTCCATTTTGCGCCGAGCGGCATATCGAGCCGCGCTCGAATCTGCACGAGTATGGATTCGACAAAAAGAAAATCGACGCGCTGCCAAAGTATCAATCGCCGAAGGATACAACGACGCTGGCGCGCGCTCCTGGCGGCCAGACGGTCGAGCGCATCGGCATCGACAAGTCGCAAGACTTAGTCGAATGGTTTGAGTGTTACGTGCTTATGGATTCAGACGGCGACGGCATGAGTGAGCGCCGAATGATTGCGCTGTCAGCCAATCAAACAATTGTCCTGGCTGACGATCCGGCTGCGCTTGTGCCCTACGCTGGCGGCACCGCCATCGTCAATCCGCATCGCTTCCTTGGCATTTCGCTATACGACAAGCTGCGACAGATTCAAGACGTGTCGACCGGCTTGCAGCGCGGCTTGCTCGACAACGTCACGGCGACGAATAAGCCGCGCGTCGCGTATCTCGACGGACTCGTTAACGTCGACGACTTGGACAACGGTCGACCCAACGCGTCGGTCAGAGTGCGCAAGGCTGCCGGCAATGTTCAAAACGCAGTTAGCGCAATCATCATTCCCGACCTGTCGGCCGGCATCCTGCAAAACCTGGAACACCAACGCAGCCGGCGCAGCGAAATGGGCGGCGCAGCGCTCGACTTGGCGACCGGACAAATGCAGCTCAACGAGCGCATGGGGTCGATGGGGCTCGACCGCGCTTACTCAGTTATGGAGCAGCTGGCCGCGCTAATGACGCGCACCATTGCGGCAACGCTGATTCGCGAAACGTTTTTGCTGGCGCATGCGACGCTGCGCGAAAACTACGACGAGCCAGTGCCAATCAAACAGTCGGGCCGATGGCTCGCGCCAGTGCCGTCAGAGTGGCCGCGCCGCGATGGCATCACGGTTAAAGTCGGCATGTCGCCAGGAGAAAGACAGCGCCGCGTTGCTGCGCTGGAAAAGCTGGCGCAGCTGCAAGAGCGCATGGCCGCGCAAGGCATGGATGAGGTAATGGTCGACTTGGAGCGCTTCTATCGGCTCGCGCTCGACTGGTGCCGCGCCAACGACATTCCGAATCCGGAACAGTATTTCATTGATCCGCAGTCGCAGCAGGCGCAGAAAGCACGTAAGTCTAAGAACGAATCGGCAATGCGCGACAAGCAAGCGCAGACGGCTTTCCTGCAACAAGCCGTCCAGCTTGAACAGTTGCGCACGGCGCTGGGCAAGTATCAGACCGATGTCGAAACGCAGTTTAAGTATTGGGCGGAAACCATCCGCGCTGAAATCGAGGAAGCCAAAATTGTTGGATCGGCGACGACTGAGCTAATCAAGGCCAAGTCGCAGCCTAAACTTGTGTCAACAACGGGGAGCAAAGACGATGCGAAGTCCAACGGAGCTGGCGGTAGACGCCCAGCTGCTGCAAAAGAATGAGTTACTAAAGCAGCTTTTCACGGAATGGCGAACGGCATGCATAGAACAATTCGAGAACGTGTTAAGCCACGACGTCGACGGTCTAGTCGCGGCTAACATCCGCTTGCGGACCGTCTCAGATTTTCAGGAGTATTTACATGACAAGTGCAAATTCCACGTCGACCGCGTCGACCGCGACCGCATCGCCGCAGAGGCAACAAGAGCCGCAGCAGCGCGGACCAGTTGACGAGCTGGACGACGACGGCCCGCGTCCGGCCCAGGCTCGCAAGCCGCCCAGCTCGCGCGATCAGCTCGCCGAAATCGGCAAGCTGCTGCGCGGCGACGACGGCCAGGACGACGCCCAGGACGACGCCCAGGACGCCCAGGACGACGCCCAGCAGCCGCAGGGCCGCAAGCCGCCGCGCTCCATCGAGGAAGCGGCCAAGCGGCTAGGCGTCGATCCTGCCGCGCTCTACGAGCTGGAAATCGAGCTGCGCCCAGGCGACGGCAAGGCCAAAGGCGAGCGCAAAAAGCTGGGCGAGCTGAAAGACTATTTCGCCGCCCAGGACGACCACCGGCTCGACCGGCTGCAATGGGAAGAAAACCGGACGCGCGAGCAGGCGGCTATCTCGCGCGAGCGCGCGGAGCTAACTGAGTTAATGTCGGCAATTCCAGCCGACAAACTCAACGCCGACGTCGTCAACGCTGCGCGCCGCCGCATTGACGCTATGGTGCAGTCGGAGCGCCGCAAGACGTTGCAGCGTATTCCGAGCTGGACTGACGACAACGCCAGGACGGTCGACCTTGCCGGAATTGCGGAACACTTGGCAGATTACGGCTTTTCGCCGGCCGCTTTACAGGGTATAACCGACCACCGTATGCTTGCATATATGCGCGACAACTGGTTGCGCATGAAACGGTTGCAGGACGCGCTAGAGAAAGTCCAGCCGGTTAGAC